ATGCCCCGGCAGCGCCGGTGCCGCCGGCTCCAAGCGCGCCGGATCCTGCCGCAATCTCGCCGGCAACTGCCGCCGGACTGACGCCGAGGAAGCTGCCGACCAGCTGCACCACGAACGGGCGCGCGAAAAGTTTGTAGAGCTGGTCCGCCACCGTGGTCTTGAAGGTGGTCACCAGCGACTGCGTGAACGAGCTCCAGCCGGCACGGCCGTTGTTGAGCATGTCGGCGAAGCCGGCCGTGAAGACCTGGTCGTACTGGTCGACCGCCTTCTTGAACTGGTCGTAGCGGAATTCCTGGTCGGCGCCGTCGACCACGGCGGCGGCGCGCTCGCGCAGCGCCTTCGCCTGGTCGCGGATGATCGCGGCGCGCTGGCCGTCGGCGTACATCACTTCCGCGAGGTCTGCCTCCTGCTCCTTGCGGGCGGCGGCATCGAGCAGGCGCGCCGCGGTCAGCGAGGCGATCTGGGTCTTGGACAGGCCGATCTGCGCGTTGTAGTCGAGCTGTGCCTGGGTGCTCTGGATCAGGCTGTTGCGCTCGGCCATGTCGGACTCGATGACCTTGGCGGTGTTGTCGACCGCCAGCCGGTAGCGGCGCTGCTCGGCGGCGGCGAGGTCGTTGGTGCGCTGTTCCTGCCGGTTGGTGCGCTGCTCGTCCAGAACCTTCCTCTGGCCTTCGAGGTCTTCCACCTCCTTTTTGCTGTTGGCCTTCTGCTTCGTCAGCGTGATCTCTTTTTCCAGCGCCTCGCGCTTGCGATCGAACGCCTTCAACTCCGCGTCAGCGGTCTGGTTGATGGCGTCGTCCTCGGTCATGCTGCCGGCGGCGCGCAGCGCGGCGATGCGCGCCAGCTCGCGCTGGGTCAGCACATCCTGCACGCCGTCACGGCGCTTCAGCGATTCGATCTGCGCATCGACGCCGGCGTTATACAGGTCGGCGTACGACTTGTTGATCGCGGCGATGCGGTCGTTGATGGCCTGGTCCGACACGCCGGCCGCGAGGCCTTCGTTGCGCGCCTTGGCAATCGCCTTGTCGCGCTGCTGCTCCCTGCTCAGGAACTGGTCGCCCGCCTTGTCCCACGTCTGTTGGGCCGCTTCCAGCTTGTCGCTGATCGCCGCCTGCGCCGCATCCCACTTGTCCTTGGCGATCACGAACTCGAGCTCGACCTTGCGCGCCTGGTTCTTCTTCAGGTTGGCGCGGTCCTCGGCGTTGCCGCCGACCGACGGGTCGAACGCCTTCTGGGCGCGCGCGATCGCGGCGTTGACCTTGTCCAGCTGCTGCTGCGGGGTCTCTTCGCGGCCGACATCCAGCATGGCGTCCCACGCCTTCTTGGCGAAGTCGGTCACGCCGCGCCAGCCGCGCTCGAGCGTGCCGAGGTGCTCCTGCATCTTCGCCGCGCGGTTGCCGAACGCGGTCGCGTAGGCGTTCTGCGCAACCTCGCCCGCCTCCTCGGTGCGGCCCTGGTCCTCCAGCGCCTTGATCTGGGCCAGCACGGCGGCGGTCAGGTAGTGGTACTGCTCGTTCAGCTTCTGGCTGGCCTGGACCGGCGACTTGCCGAGCTCGGCAAAGTCGCTGACGGTGTCCTGCACGCTGCGGCCGAGGTTGCGCTGCACCTCGATCGCGACCCGGCCGAACTTCTGCATGTTCTCGGCACCGACCTGCCCCGTGGCCGTCAGCGCTGCCACCGCCTCGGCGGCCTGCCCCTGCGTGCCGACCACCTTGCCGATGGCGCGGGCGGCGTCGGCCAGCATGGCGGCGCTCTCGCCGGCGGCGTTGCCCGACATGATGAGCGAGTTGGCGTAGGCGCCCGCTTCCTTCGAGCCCTGGTTGTAGGCCACCGCCAGCGCGACCGCCGCCGCCGCGGCCACCGTGTAGGGCGTGACGAGGCTGGTGACGTAGCTGGCCAGCCCGCGCGCGGCGGCGCCGGTGCTGCCGAACGAGTCGCGCAGCTGGCCGCCCTGCTGCAGCAGCACCGTGATCGGCGCCTGCCCGCCCTGCAGGCTGGTGACGATGTCCATGAACTGCGCCGGCACCTGGCGCATCGCGTTGGCCGTCTGGGCGGCGCTCACGCCGACATTGTTCAGGGCCGCCGGGGCCGCATTCAGGGCGCCGGTCGCGCGCGCCTGGGCCTGCTCGACCGCGCGCAGCTGGGCCAGGTACGGCGCCAGCACGTTCGGGTCGATGCCGCGCTGGCGCGCCAGCACCTCGAAGTACTGGGCGCTGCTGCGCGAGCCGGCCTCCATCTGCGCCGTGGTGCGCTGGATCGACTGGATCAGGCTACGCTGGGCGGCCTCGACGTTGCGGGCCGAGCCGCCGGCGGCGGTGCCGACGTCGGCCACCGCGCGCTCGGCGCGCTCGCCGGAACGCTCGACGCTCTGCGCCATGCCGGCGGCCTGCTGGCCGATCTCGGCGAAGCCTTCGCGCGTGCGGGTGGTGTCCACCTCGGCGACAAGTTGTACGCGGCGCTCTTCGGTCATGGTCTACCCAACAAAAAAGCCACCCGCAGGTGGCCCAAATAAAAACAGCGACGCCGCAGCGTCACTGCACGAACAGTTTCAGCACCAGCGCGAGGCCGGCGCACGCCGAACCGATGGCCACGCCAACCGCAACGGTGATTGCCGCCGTCGCCAGTCGCTTGCCGACGATTCCCGCATCGCGCTCGTTCATCTTCCCACTCACTTTCAGTTGATTTTTCGCGGTATACTTCATCCATGTTCTTTCGTAGTTGGGTACGGAGGAAACAGAAAAGCCCTGAACGTTGCTGCGCTCAGGGCTTTTTGCTTTGATGCGTCAATCCGGGTTGCCGCTCATCGCTTCGATCGCGGCGAACTCCATCGTGCGGATGTCGTCCTCGAGCGCGTCGTAGTCGTCCGGGCCGAGGCGCATCCGGTCCATCTTCCGGTGCAGCGTGTTGTAGTCGAGCCCGATCAGGCCCATCGCGCCGGCGCGCCACTGCGTCTGCATGTAGCAGAACAACTCGTAGGCCGCCAGGTTTTCCGGCCACACCTCGACCGGGCCGGTGTCGAAGTCTTCCGGCGTCAGGCCCGCCGCCGCCATCTCGGCCAGCTGCTTGTCGCTGGGCGGCGGCGTGAACAGCGCCGCGGCGGCGGCCTTCAGTTTCCCAGCCGGCCCTCCGTGATCGCGGCGCGGTAGGCCCGGACGATCGCGTCGAACGCCGCCGGCACCTCGTCGGCCAGTTGCTCGACCGCCTTGCGGTCGAACGGCACGTCCAGGTTCCAGCCTTCGACCGCCTGCATCACGTAGTCCACCTGCAGCGCCACCGAGTGCTCGTGCATGTCGAGGTTGGTCAGCGGCTTGACCTGCTCGCCCGCCGCGGCGGCGGCCTTGACCTTGGCCACTTCCGCTTCGCCGGCCGCCTGCGCGGTGGCCTGCAGATCGTCGTTCAGCCTGGCGAACTCGCTGCGGGTGCGGTACTTGAAGGTCACTTCCATGCTGCCGCTCTCGCCGTCCAGCAGCGGGAAGGTGATCTCGCGCTTGAACGACTTGGGGTGCGCGCCCAGCTTGATTTTCTGTGCCATGGTTGTTGTCTTTCTGTCGGATCGGAGGAAAAAGACCCGCGGGAGCTACCGCGCGGGCGGAAAAGCCCGGCCTTGGCGGACCACGACCGGGCTGGCATGAACGCTTTACGACGCGTAGCGCACGACGCGGCCCTGCAGCGCGAGGCCGCACTTGACCGTCATGCCCTGGCCCTTGGTCATCGCCGGGTTCGGGTTGAAGGCGGCGTAGCCGTTGTAGAGGATCGGCGCGCCGGACGGCAGGTTGACCTTGACCGCCGTCGGCGTGCCGGCGTCGGTGGCGGCCAGCAGCACGGCGTGGTGCGGCAGGGTCGGGTCGTCGGCGATGGTCATCGTCACCGTGGTGGCCGAGAAGCCGTTCGGCATGCTGATCTCGTCCGGGTAGTCGAGGTACTCCTCGGTGTTGAATTTCGGGTCGCCGCCGGAGACCTCGAACGCCTTCATGAACGGGATCGGGGTCCAGGTGCTGATCTTGCGTACCGAGCCGACGCCGGCGCCGGCCGGGAAGATCTTGGTCGAGGTGGTGTCGAAGGCTTCCAGCGTGACCGTGGTGCCGGTGGCGGCCTTGACGCGGAAGATGCGCATGTTGGCGCGCGGCCAGCCGCTGGTGAACTCGAGGAAGTCGCCGGTGGCGTAGGTGTTGGCGGCGGTGGTCAGCACGCATTCGGTCGCGTTGCTGGCGGCCGTGACCGAGACCGCGGCGGCGTAGGCGGAAGCGACCGCGTAGGTCGAGCCGTTCGGGATGGAGACAGCGATGATAGTTCCTTTCCGGCCGATCCCGGCCGACAGTGGCGCCCGTGCGGGCATGAAAAAAGCCGCCCGGCGGGTGCGGGGCGGCTCGGTTTGCGTGGCGGCCGGCTAGCGGTCGGCCCAGATCGAGAAGTCCTGGCGGGCGCCGGCCAGCTGCATGTCCGGCTCGCTGGCGTCCTGCGATTCGCCCTGCGGCTCGGCCTGCAGGTCGGGGGCGGTGCGCAGCGCGAGCTCGACTTGCTGGATCAGTGCGTCGGGGTCGTCGCCGCCCCAGACGTTGACCTGCACCAGCGCGTTGCGCTTGCCCGGGACCATGTTGTCCATATAGGTCAGCGACTGGCCGCCGAGGCGCTGGTAGGTGATGTAGGGCTGCGCGGTGCCGACCGGCGCCGTGATGCGGAACACGCGCGGGCAGATCGTGCACAGCAGCGTCGTCAGTGTTTGTTCGAGGGTCATACGATCGCCCTGTGCAGTACGTCGGCCGCCGCTTCGGCGGCCAGCGGGAATTTCACGGTCGCGCGGCGCGCGAACGCATGCGCGGCGACCTGCTTCGGCGCCGGCAGGGTGACGTAGTAGGCGTCCTTGGCGGCCTGCGAGGCTCGGCGGCCGGGCCTCGGCTTGCCGCGCGCTTCCGGCCGCACCGCGGTATACCAGTTGCCGTCCTTGCCGACATAGCTGGCGTAGCGCTGGATGTGCCCGAACTCGACCAGGTGGCCGTGCGGCGCCTTGCGCACGTTCCAGCTGACGTGGTAGGTCGCGCGGCCGGCGCCGCTGTGGTCCTGCGAGTAGACCTGGTAGATGCTGTCGGCGAGCTTGCCGGTCTTCTGCGGGATCGCGCGAACGTTGCGCAGCATCTCGTCGTACAGCACCTGGGCCATCGCCTGCGCCGCCGGGCGCGCAGCCTCCTCGACCTCGTCGGCCAGCTCCATCAGCATCGCTTCGGTACCGCCGGCCAGTCGCAGGAAGCTCATTTGATCCCCTCCAGCGCCAGGTCGACCCGGGCCTTGCGCTGGTCGGGCAGGATCGCGGTGATCTTGTAGCGCACACCGCCGTACTCGACCACCATGTCGTCGGCCAGGTCGGTGCAGAAACGAATCCGGGCCGAGCCGCGCACGACGGCGGCGGCGGCATCAGCCTTGATGGTCTGCATGCCGTTCAGCAGGCGCAAGTCCGCCCAGGCGTCGCGGTGCTTGACCAGTTCCGTCGACGGGCGGCCGGCGGTATCGGTGCCCGCCTGCGGGCGGTACAGCGTTATCTTCTGGTTGCGCGCCATCGG